GCTTACTGGGCAGACAAAGTAAAATGGTAACAGCTACATGGGTTCCCTGGATGAAATATCTTTAGATCTAACCACTTCTCTAGTTCCGATAATGGCTATATTCCTTAGTCTAGGTTTAGCCTTCTTTCTTAAAGACCTACTTACTAACTTAATTAACGGATTAAAGTTTAAGCTAGACCCTTCCTTCCATGAAGGTGACAAGTGCATAGTCGATGGTGATAAGGCGATTATAGTTAAGATAGGTTTATACGAAACTGTATTCTCGATACACAATGGTCGGGGCCACGTATGGAGATACGTACAGAACGAAAGAATTAAGTTCTTAAAGATGGAGAAGATCATAGAGGATACTAAAGATTAATGGCTAAGAACTCAAAGCATTATCATAAAGACGGTACAGAGTACGTCGGTAAGGTACATAAGATGCCAGATGGATCTGTGCATAGCGGTGCTAAACATAGCAAGTCCAGCAAACCTCTATCACATACAAAGCCTAAAAAGGCTAAAGGGAAAAAGAAATGAGCGACGAGTCAAGTATCGTAGATAAAGCTGCGTATCAGACTAACCGGCGCTACATGGCTTGGACTGCATTAGGTACTATGCTTGTGGCTACAGCCGTGGTACTTATCTGGCCTGATCGTTTTGAACCAGCACAGAGTGTTCTTATGATGATGTATGGTGCATTGTCTGCTTTGGTTGGTTCGTACTTTGGCTTTAGTCAGCTTAAAAAGAAATAAGGAGAATAACATGGAAAATACAGAAACTAACAATGATAAAGTAAATGATTCTGCTACCGAATGGAAGAGTCCACAGGAAGTGGCAGGTAATAAACAAGTATATGTTTCAGAAGAAGCTAGTAATTTAGTATGGAAACTTCGTAATATATATTTGGATCGTATTGAAAATAGAGAATGGAAACAAGATAGTCAAGATGTAATGGAAGCAGATTTAATGGTTACTTCCATAGTAAGTGGTCTTCTTATTAAACACGTAAATAGAATCATAGAAGCTCTAGATACTACAGAGGAACTGAACGAATATATTTCAGCCGGTGAAGCAAGGCATCCGTACACTAGCACTGATAAAGAAATGTTAAACTAAATAGACCATGAAATACAACAGACAAAAGCTAACCGACATGCTACTGGTACACGAAGGTTGTGTACTCACCGTTTACCAAGATTCTCTAGGCATAGATACTATAGGTATAGGTCGTAACATTGAGCATCGTGGAATCACAGATAAAGAGTTGACCTATCTAGGATACTATGATATAATAGAGGTATATGCTGAAGGAATAACAGAAGATGGCGCTAAACATTTACTCGAAAATGATATTTCTATCGTTGAACGAGAGTTGCTTGAAGCTCACTCTTGTGTGGAGTTTCTAACTGATAATAGAATAATCGTACTTCTTAATATGGCATTTAATCTTGGTGTTCCTCGTCTGTGTAAGTTTCGTAAGATGTGGGCAGAGGTACACGAAGGAGACTTTGACGCTGCTTCCCATGAGATGTTAGATAGTAAATGGGCTAGGCAGGTAAAGGGCAGAGCTACTGAATTGGCAGATTTAATGAGGATAGGGTAATGGATAATGCGGTATACAACCCTGATTGTCCGTGTGACGCCTGTATAGAATGTGGTTGCGATCACGATGTATGTCACTGCGAATGCCATACGTTAGAAACACCAGACATAGAAAAGGAAAATTAATATGGCTAGGACACTAACTCCAACTCAACGTAAAGCGTATGAAAAAGGCGAGGGTATGCTCAAAGACGACGTACCTATGTCTAAGGCGCAAAAAGAATCCAGTAAACGTGCGCTGTCTACTGGTGATGTTGCTCTGGGTCTTGTACCTGTAGTTACTCTTGCTATGGCAGGTAGGCTTATGGCTGCTAAAGGTATAGACCAAGTAAAACAACTTTATGGTAAAGACATTGCTAACGCGCTTAGCAAGTTTCCAAAAAAACTTGCACCTCTTCAACTATCAAATAAGTCGCCGAATAACCCCCTAGCAAAAATTGGCAAGGGTGACGTGATGAACATTAAAACAGGTAGATTTATAAAAGCAGAGAACATACCTAAGTTCTGGTCAAATCCTGCGCTTCGTCCGGCAAAGATGGGGGCATCTGCTGTTAAAACGCAGATAGCTACTGCTGGAGTAGCCTCTCTTGGGGCTTTAGCTAGTGAAGAAATCACTGATTCAGTAGATTCGCGTAAACGTGATGAAGAAATTGGCGAAGTTGTAGAGGCTAAACCTACGCCTAAACCTACGCCTAAACCTAAACCTGAACTTGTTGACCGAAAAGGTACGTCTTTTTCAGATGATCTTACTCAAGATGATTATGCGTTGAGGAATAAAGTCTCGATACGAGATAAGGCAAAAGAAGAAAACATTAGTGACTCTGCTGCTGAACAGAATCTTCGACGTGGTGGTCCCGTAAAGAAAAAGAAGAAAGCCAGTAAAGCTGGTGCTGCTAAAACTAAGTACGGAATGAAAAAGGGCGGGTTCACCAGTAAGGGCGGCGCTTATTATTAAAGGATCACTATGACTGAACAACAGGAGAAGTTTCTAAACGCTTTGTTTAGTGACGCGCAAGGAAACTTTCGTCAGGCGATGGATATGGCGGGGTACTCAAAACATGAGTTCCCTGCTCGTCTTATTCGTAGTTTAAAAGATGAGATCATAGATCGTGCAGAACATATGCTTGCGGCTAACGCTCCTAAAGCAGTGCTGTCTATGACCGGTGTATTAGATGATCCCAGTGCTCTGGGGAACCGTGAGCGACTAGCAGCGGCTAAAGAAATCTTAGATCGCACTGGGATTGTCAAAACTGAGAAGATCGAACATAAGGGAACACCTTCTGCTATTGTTATACTCCCTCCTTTAGATGTAGATGATCCTGAAGAATGATCTATGCCACAGAATAAGGCAAAGCATCTAGATCGTAATCCTATTCCTGCTCGTGGTCGTGTCCCTTATGGGTACGATACCACCGGCAAAGAATATGTACCTCATATACCTACTATAGAAAAACTAGAAACAGCTATAGAACAAATTAGAGATGGTAGTCAACCGGTACGTAAGGTAGCAGCGTGGTTAGAAAATGAAACTAAACGAAAGTTATCCGCGACTAGACTTCACAAAATTGCGTGGTCACCCGAAGAACTTGAGGCGCGTAGAAAAGTCAGGAGGCGCGGCCTTAGTAAGGAACAACGAAGAGTCCAAGATCTTAAAAGCAGCGAAAGACAAAGCCGTATTAAACATGGTATCGCAGAGCGTAAGTTACAAAAAGCAGTAAAAAAACCAGAACAAGAATCCGAGGTTATTGAATTTACGGATAGTCCTGGTCCTAAACAAGAAGTAGCTTTTAGACCTAACGAAGGACCACAAACTCATTTTCTTTCTTCTAATGAAAGAGAAGTATTTTACGGAGGGGCTAGAGGAGGAGGTAAGACCTTTTCTCTGTTAATTGCACCGTTACGATCTGTAGAGAAATCTGCTCATCGTGCATTACTTATTAGACGATCAATGCCAGAGTTACGAGATGTTATATTTCAGACTCAACAAATTTACCCTAAAGCAGTAAAGGGAGCAAAGTGGAAGAGCCAAGAGAACACATGGTACTTTCCGAGTGGAGCAAGAATTGAATTTGGATACTGTGAAAACCTACAAGACGTACTTCGATACCAGGGCCAATCGTATTCATGGATCGGTGTGGACGAGTTGCCGCAATATTCTAGCCCTGATATCTGGCATTTTTTACGCTCGTCTTTACGAACCATTGATACGAGTATACCTTTACATATGCGAGCTACCGGTAATCCTGGTAACATCGGTTCTGCATGGGTTAAGAAAATGTTCATTGATCCTGCACCTCCTAACACGAGGGTGGTGGAAAAGGTGGAGTATGAAGTTGACGGCAGGAAACTCTCAAGCGAAATAACACGAAAGTTTATAGCAGCTTCTGTATGGGATAATCCTTACTTAACACAAGATTCTAGTTATGTTTCAATGTTGGCTTCTCTTCCAGAAGTAAAAAGGAAGCAGTTTTTATATGGTGATTGGGATGCAATAGACGATGGAGCCTTTCCAGACTTTGATAAAGAAATTCATGTCGTTCCTTCTTTTGAGATACCAAACGGATGGACAAAGATTAGAGCAGCAGACTTTGGTTACGCGGCACATTCGGGTATCTTATGGGGCGCAGTAGACTTTGATGGTGGGCTATGGATATATAGAGAGCTATATGTTAATCGCCTAACCGCTGATAAACTGGGTGAGTTAATAAGAGACACAGAAGAGGGGGATGGTAGGATACAGGATGCCCTTCTAGATAGCTCGTGCTGGGCTAAACGAGGAGACTCAGGCCCTTCTATTGCTGAAGCTATAAATGCAACCGGGTGTAGATTTAGACCTTCTGATAGATCTCCAGGTAGTCGTGTCGCCGGTAAGATTGAACTACATAAGAGGCTCGCTATTAATGATGAAACAGAAGAACCGGGTATTAGGATCTTAGATAATTGTCGTAATTTAATTAGTCAACTAGCAGCTATTCCAGTTGATCCTCGTAATCCAGAGGATGTTGATACTAAGTCAGAAGACCATTTGTACGATGCTCTACGATACATGATACAGTCAAGACCTTCTAACAGAAGGATGGCTTATGAAAATGCTCCTAAGAATCGTTGGAAGCCCAGCGATAATGTATTTGGATATTAAATAATGGCGAAGAAAAAAGACACTATGGTACTAGACGATAAGGCGGGTCCTGATGACGAGACCTATCAGAGTCTAGTAAGTTATGTAGAGTCAAGGTATTCACGCGCACAAGACCGGCGTCACTCTGATGAAGAGCGGTGGCTACGAGCTTATCGTAACTATCGTGGTTTGTACGGACCAGATGTTCGATTTACCGAAGCAGAAAAATCAAGAGTATTTATTAAAGTTACAAAGACTAAAGTTCTAGCTTCCTACGGTCAGCTAATTGAGGTGCTTTTAAGTCAGAGTCGTTTTCCTCTTAGTATTGAGCCTACTACATTGCCAGAAGGAATTGTGGACACTGCAAATGTAGATCCTAAAAAGGAAGAAGCAGAAGAGACAGTAGAGAAACAGATTGAAAGCCTTTATGGATATCCAGGTGATGGTAAAGATTTACAACCTGGAGATACCTCTGCTAAACTAGCAGAACGCCTTGGGCCGATGAAGGAAGACCTAGAA